ACATCTTCGCTCCATATTATATTTCTATCTACACATGATAGACTTTCCGCCTAACTAAGATGAATGGCATCCACTAGTTAGGTTTTTCTTTTTCCCAAATATAGATAGTCTCGCACATATTGCTATTGGGGATAGATTGATGCTCCTTTTTCACCCCCAAAACTCTCAGCGTCCTCACTACGCTATTTTTGCTCTTGTCTGCATGAAAAGCCATCACTGACAAGCTGTAACGGCCATCGGGCAAGATTGAAAGCCAAAATGGAATGCGTTTTTGTTTCATTGAGATTTCTCTCCTCAAGCCCGTGCATTAATGCGCGGGTGTGGTTGACTTGTGTGTTATCCTTAGTGAGTTGCTCGATCTAAGCGAGCAACTGCGTGTTAAAAGTTAGTTTAATTTAAAGTGCTCAATGTAAAAACAGTTATGCCATTTGAGTAGTAGTTGTCAGCTAATACATTGTAATCTGATGAAACCAAATCAGCGGGTTGGCATACACACCCATCTATCCCGCACAAATTGCTCTTTATGACTTGTTTAGCAAAAGGATAAAGGTAGGCCTCTAGTTTTCCTTTCTCATTAATTTTAGTCGGCAAATAAACCTTCCAAGTTTTATTGTGAAGATGATTCTTAAAAGTAAAAAGAGCTTGCATATGTGTTCTCCTTAATAAAATAATTTTTGTCAGTATAATTACTGATACAACATGATTAGTGTAACGTTACACACTTGTCAATATTTATTTTCAACTATTTGTAATATTTTATTTATGTGCTAGAATATTGGTATAATTAAGAGATTTAAATCTATGAAACCTGATCACATGAGATGTCCAAGATGTTTGGGCCGTAAAAAGATTTATAGGATTATGGGAAATGGCTATTCGCACATGAATTCCGGAGGCGTTGAGATCGATTGTGTGATGTGCGAAGGCCAAGGCTCTGTAAAAACTCTAGAAGCTGCTGTTATAGATGCCGTTAAAAAGGGTAAAGAACGCAAGAAAAAGGATTTGCAGGATGGACAAGAAACCCAAAAATCCCGTCAAATACACGCCTGAACTTGGGCAAAAGATCTGTGACATTGTTTCAATATCCCCCTATGGTTTAAATAAACTATGCGAAATGCATGAATTTCTTCCGATTCCCAATACTATTTATGAATGGCGTAGAAAATATCCTGACTTTGGAGAGCAATACGCGCGCGCGAAGCTTGAACAAGCTGACATTTTAATCGATGACATTCTAAATATCGCTAGAAGTTCAACAAAGGACGATTGGCAACAGGCTAGATTTCTTGTGGATACACATAAATGGATAGCTTCAAAGTTACTTCCAAAGAAATATGGTGATAAATATGTCGTGGATCATAAATCAGAGGATGAAGATTCAGAAGCTAACAAGGAAATGCTTAAATTAAGAGCTGAGTTGGATGCAAAGAATAAAAAGGATTATTAATTTCTTAGGAGATATAAAATGCCACTCATTAAAAGCCCAGCAAAACGTGCATTCGCGCAAAACGTTAAAAGAGAAATACACGAAGGTAAAAAACCTATCAAGCAAGCTGTTGCGATTGCTTACGCAGTAAAAAGACGGGCACAGAGTAAAAAGAAGAACAAATAAGTTTAATATATCCAGACAAACAGTTGGTTTTATAAAAAATAACAAAAGCTGGAAACATATTGAATGATTGATATTGAAAAAGAAGAAATATCCTCAAAATTAAGAGGATCATTACTTGAATTTATACGTTATTTTTATCAACATTTAACATCTAGAACATTCATCGTTTCTTCTCCTATTAGCCGCGAGTCACACCATATTACAATATGTCGTGCCTATACAAATCTATTTTGGAATCAGAAGGAATCTTACGGGTTGCTTCTGGCCATACCACCTGGTTATGGGAAGTCTGTAATGTCTTGCATGTGGATCGCGTGGTGTTTCACTCACTATGGGGATTGTAACTTCCTTTATATCTCTTATTCTCATGATCTAGCTGCTCGTCACACATCTTTTATCAAGCAGATAATGAACTGCCGACTATATAAATACTTATTTGATATTGAAATAAAGCAAGATACTCGCGCTAAAGATAAATTTGAGACATTGGCAGGTGGTACAGTCAACGCATTCGGGAGTGGTGGTGCGATTACTGGAACAAACGCAGGATTACAAGGCCAAGATAGGTTCTCTGGATGCGTTTTAATTGATGATGCACACAAACCCGATGATGTCTATTCTGACTCTATGCGTCAATCAATCATAAGAAACTACCAAGAAACAATTTTACAAAGACCAAGAGATGTTCGCGTCCCTATTGTATTTATTGGACAACGTTTACACCAGGAGGATTTAGGATCATACCTTTTAAGTGGTCAAGACGTTCGTAAATGGGAAACAATTATACTTAAAGGAATAGACGCTGCCGGAAACTGTCTCTATCCCGAAGTACAACCATTAAATTACTTATTAGAGTTACAACAAAAGCAACCACAAGTTTTTTCTGCTCAGATACAACAGGAGCCATTGCCGGCAGGCGGTTCTATTTTCAAACCGGAATGGTTTGAAATTCTTGAAAAAGAACCGACAATGTTGGCGACATTTATCACCTGCGACACCGCAGAAACAAGTTTAAGTTATAATGACGCGAGTGTATTTAGTTTTTTTGGAGTGTATGAGATTGAGTCAATGGGTAGAAAGACATCTCAACTTGGTCTACATTGGCTTAACTCCATTGAACTTAGAATAGAGCCGAAGGATTTAAAAACCGCTTTCATTGATTTCTACGGGGAATGTTGTCTTCACCCAAAACCACCTCTCATGGCTGCAATAGAAAAGAAGTCGACAGGTGTTACGTTAATCTCTGTTCTTAAAGAATTAAGAGGCATAACTATAAGGGAAATTGAACGTACTAAAGCAAGTGGATCTAAAACACAGAGATTTTTGGAAATCCAAAGTTACGTCGCTTCTCGACTTGTTTCATTCACTGAAAATGCCAAGCATGTCGCAAATTGCGTCCAGCACATGAGTAAGATAACTTGCAACGATGCTCATCGTTGGGACGATATCGCCGACACATTAGCCGACGCCGTACGAATAGCTTTAATCGAAAAAACAATATATCATATTGATAACAAATCAGATTCACGCAAGCAAATGATGGCCGAGATGACCAAGGTCACTCGTCAAAAGCATGAACTGAACAGGATGAGATATAAACCGAATTATTAAATAATAGTTCGCTGACAATTAAATATGAGGTTCTAAGGATGGAACTAGCTAAAACTCACACGGATCGTTTGAGAGAATTAAAGAAGAAAGTCGAAGAATCACAAGAATATTTCAGGGAGAACGTACGACGGTTTGAAAAGTTCATGCGTTTCGTCTTTAAATCGTCCCTGAGCGATGATGAAGCATCTACTCTAGCCGATCTAGGCAAACCTACCATTGAATTCAACATACTCGAAGCATTCATATCTCGGCTTCGTGGAGAATTCGCCAAGCAAGCACCCAACTTAACAGTCAGAGCAGCGGACGGCGTTCCTATCAGTATGCTTACCCGTGAATTTATAGAAACAATTGACGTTATTGAATCCCATCTCAGAGCCGTGTTTTTTGATGGTGCAAATGACATGCTGGATTACAACACATACTCAGATCTCTTGGCAGGAGGATTCTCAGTATCTCGCGTCAGCACTGAATATGTCAATGAAAAAAGCTTTGAACAGAACATTGTAGTTGAGCGTGTATTTGACCCAACACTAACATTCTTTGACCCCTTGGCACGCAAGTCACACAAAGGAGATGGAAAGTATTGTGGTGAGATTTATCCGATGACCAAGGACAGGTTTGAGGATGAGTTTGGCGAAAATGCTTCAAAGGAAATGACCTTCACAAGAAGCCTCGGAAACTTTGACTGGAGCTTCCTGAATGACAGAGAAAAGATAGTCCTTGTCGCTGACTATTATGAAAAGAAAACACGTAAAGAAACGATAATAAAGCTCACAAACGGGCATTCAGTCACCAAAAAAGAATACGAAAAGTTTATAAAGCAGTGGGAAGAAGATGGCAACATAGAACAGCCTCCATTGCCTCTCCAAGAACGTAAAACATTGATCGAGTACATTTGTCGTTATCGTTTCTGTGAAACCGGGATTCTGGATTATGTTGAAACTGATTACAAGTATCTGCCTCTCGTCTTCATAGACGGAAACAGTGTTGTGATGAAAGAAGGCGGCACATACACACAAATGACACGCCCGTTTGTTTATCACGCCGAAGGTGTTCAAAGGCTTAAAAATTTCGCAGGTCAAACACTTGCTTGTGAGTTGGAAAACACAGTATCTCACAAATTTATTGCTGCAATCGAATCAATACCTAATGACTATAAAGAAGCTTGGCAGAATATCCAAAAGCCTGACACTTTGTTATACAATCACTTTTATGACCCGCAAAATCCAAATGTAACATTGCCTCCCCCTCGTGAAGTGATGAGGACACCAATACCTCCTGAAATATCTTCTACTTTTAGCGCAACGGATCAGATGACACAAAACATACTTGGAAGTTACGACAACTCACAGGGTGTCAACCAAGCACAAATGTCAGGGATTGCCTTTGCGCGGTCTGCTATTCAAAGCAACAATTCATCAATGCCTTACATTGTAGGCTTTATCAAAGGCTTAAATCGGATTGCCCAGATAATAGTTGATCTCATTCCAAAGTATTACCGTACTCCTCGCAGCCTTCCAATCCTGTTACCAAATGGCAAACGCTCATACAAAGAGATAAACAAAAAGGGTGCGATCTACATGAATTTTGACCCGAACAGCCTACAAGTCAAAGTTGAAGCAGGTGTCAACTTTGCAATGCAAAAAGAAATTGCACTTCAAACTATTATAGCAATGACGCAAGCAAATCAAGGTTTCGCACAATTCTTTAATGAAGAAGGTTTACCAACACTGTTAGAGAACATTGATATCCGTGGTATTGATCAACTCAAAGCCAAGGCGGAAGAATGGATGAAGAAACAGAAACAGCAACAAGCACAACAAATGCAAATGGCTCAACAACAACAGCAACAAGAGATGCAACAAGCACAACAACAAGCTCAGTTGCAGGCACAACAGCAACAAATGCAGATGGCCGCTATGAAAAAGGAATTACAGTCACCTTCTCAAACAGAAGTTGAACAAATGTACATTCAACAAAAGAGTCAAACAGATGCAGCCTCCATTGCTATTAAGGCTCGTGATTCAGAAACTAAATTTCTCGAAACTCTCAACAAGATACAAAATGCCGATATGCAACTTGAACTTGATGCAGCTAAACTTGTTGCAGAAAATGAGCGGTCGGCAGTCGATGCAGTTCTACAAGTGAGTGAGCACATATCAAAGAAATCTGAAAAAATAACGTCGGGTGAGCAGTAGACACTTTTGCTAAAAAGATGATAAATTTAAATAGCTCAATCATGAGCCATTTTCAAAAAGGAAATACATATGAAAAAAGAACGTAAACCAAGCAAAAAAGATGGCAAACAACCAAAGTACGATAAAAAAGAATATGGTTCAATGGATAAGAAACCATTATCTAAGGTGCCAAAAAAAGGCCCAGGAAAAGATAGACTATGAAGAAAACTAAAAAGTCAGTCCAAGTCAACTCTAAGACATCACCGAAAGACAATCGCGCAACTGCTTATCATGGTGTTGCGGAACCTAAAAAGTTTGGTTCGCATGATGATGAGAAGAAATTAAAGAAATCACCGGCCAAAAAATCGATGCGGAAGTGGTGAGCACTTCCCCGATCCAATCGGGTAACTGAAACCAATTTACCGTTCCGGTTTTTTGGGAAACCTATCATTATTTAATCTATTTAACTAAAATTAATATATTTAACTACCCCCTCTTGCATTATAAAATAACTTCATTTACAATCTTGATATAAATCAAGTTTCTATAAAGAAAAGACCTAGCTTGCTCTAGGGTTCCACTACGCAATCATGCGGCAAAATGGTCGATACCATATCGTTAACTGGGCTTAACCGCAATGAAGCGGGTTA